AAATCGATTTTATGTTCCTGACGCGCGCGGGTGAGCATGTGCCGCCACCACTGGCGGGTGATGTTCTGGATCGTCGTGCCGTGGAATTCGGCGTACTCCCGCATCTCGTCGAGCGTGGCCTGATTGGCGTGGAAGACGACACGAACCCCGTTACAGCGCAATTCTGGCGGGAGCGGAGGACGGCCGCGTTTATGACTCACGCGCCTCCGGTTGTTTCTCCGCCATCTCAACTTCGTGCATATGCCCCTGCTCGCCTTGCTCCAGCGACTGCTCATGCCCGCGCTCGGCCTGCTCGGCGGCGTGCTGACGATTGCGCTCCGCCTCTTGCGCCTTCAGTCGCTCCACTGCAAGCTCGTGCGCCCGATCGATGGCCTGCTCGCCGTGCTCATGCCGCTGCTGATCGTCCTGCAACCCCGCCTTGACCGCGCCCTCTTCCTTGAGCTTCGCGTGCTCCAGCCGCGCCTTCATCAACGCGATCTTTAACTCGTTCTCGGCCTCCAGTTGCGCGATCTCGAACTTGTAGGCGTTGTCGATCTTCGCCTTCTCGATCGCGATCTGTCCCGCGACTTCCGCCTGCTTGAGGTCCGCTTGCGCCTTGATCTGATCGGTCTCGAGCGCCTTCTGTAGCTCCTGCAGTTGCTGACTCAACTGCTCGACCATCTGCCCCGCCTGATCCCGCTGGGCCTTCAGCACTTGCGGATCGTTCGGATCGTCCTTATTGTCCTGCAGATTCGGCGGCAAGGACTTCTTCATGCGCTCTTGCGCTTCCTTGTGGCCGGGGAACGTCTGGAACCCCATCCAAATATCCGACAGCATCGGGCCGTAGAATTCCGGCGCCGCCTGGATCAGGTTCCCCAGCGCGTCCGACCCCTCTTCCGCGCGGGTCTGATAGCTCTTCCCCACCTCCACCACGACCGAATAGACGCCCTTCTTGAGATTGTGGTTGAGCGCCTGCTCCACGCCCGGCGGAAGGATTTTCGATCCAGACGGAAGCGCCACGGGCCGGCCAGTTTTGGGGTGTTTAATATAGGGGGCATTGAGAATGATTTCTTTCCGCTCACCATCCTCTCCAAGAATCTGTGCCCTTCGACCGGCACGGTCATACACCGTAACGATCAGATCCAGTACGACCTTCGACTCATACGACATCGAGAGGTCGGCCATGTTCTGCACGTACTGCGACTGACTGATGCTGTTCGATTCCTGCATCGCCGCGAGCGTCTGATGGGCCACCTTGCGTTTCGCAAGATTTTCCAGCGCCGAACTGTCGGTAATCGCCGTGCCGGTCTGCAACGCATCTTTCGCCAGCCCAATCAGGGCGAGGGACGAGGATAGATCGGGACTTTCCAAGTTCCGCTGCGGGGGAGGCGCGAGATGCCCACCAGCAGACACAGGGTCGTATTCCAGAAAGGGGAAGTTCCGCGTATTGGCCTGCTGCCAGGCGGCCTGATTCGTCTTAAACTGCCCGACCGCGCCAATCCACGGGGCTTTGGTCGCGAGCGCGTCCTTCTCCACCGCCGAGGAGACTTCGTAGTTAATCAGCCGCGCCGCATCCTTGTTCGGGCCAATCAGGCCGGCCCATCGGCGCTCAGTATCAAATGGCTGCAACTCGTTCCCAATCGTCGGGATGATCGGGATGTACTTCCCGTTCCACGTCCGCGAGTCCAAGACCTCGATCGCGTTGATCTTCGCCCACTTGATGATGGGCTTCCGCTGCCGGCCCTCGCCCTCATACTCGGTGTAGAACAACTCGGCCACGCACACGGCATCATTCGCGCCGTCATACCACTTGAGCTTGTCCGTGCCCTTGACCGGCTTGCCGTCCGTACCAACACTCCAGGTCGCGAAGTTCGGCATCTGCGACTGCAGCTCGATCAGCTCATCGGCGCTCATGCCGCTCATTTTTGACTTCGAGTGCTCCCGCTTCAGCGTCTCCCGCGAGATCCATGAGGTAATCAGGCACCGCGTCTGATCGCAAAAGTCCGGCTCCACCGCGAACGGATCCCAGTAGACCGACGACTGCCGCAGAATCCGCTTGATGACGACCTTCAGATCGTCCGGATCGTCTGTGGCCTCGTCGTAGACCACATCCACCCGATACGCCCCGAACCCGGCTTTAATCGCCCGGTCATACGCCCAGCCACGAGCCATGTAGGCGCGGGAATCGACTTCGATATGCCGGTAGAGCCCTTGGAAAATCTCCGCCGTGTCGGTGTCCGCATCCTGCGAAATCGGGCTGACATGAATGCCGAAATGGGCGCGCGACCACTGGTTATACGTCTGCTGAATCGGCTGAGCTAAGGACGGAATCGACAGCATCACCCGCGGCGGGAGCGGGACACCTTGCACCGTCTGCCCGGCGCGCATGACCTGCACCTGTTCCGGCCACTGCTTCTCCGGCACTTGGAAGGCGAGGTCGTCATCCTCCCTCTGCCGTTGGGCCCAGAACGCCTCCGAACTCAGCTTCTGGAAGTCTAGCGCCGCGCGGACAATCGGATCATCAGCCATGCGTCTCGTCTCGCAGTCTCGCCAGTTCCTTGGTCAACTGATCCACCCCGGTCAGCAGCGCGTCCATCTGCATCTCCAACGTCTCGACCTTCTGGAACAGCACCGCGTAGCCGGCATTCAGATTCGTCAGGTTGTCCGCGTGGTTGTTGAGCGCATGCCGGAGCTCGGCGTCCGCTTCGGCCTTCGCCGCGCGCTCGGCCGCTTCGACCGATTGATAGCTCTTGAAGTCCGTCAGGCTCATCTACGACAACCTTGTGCTGAGTGGTTAACTCTTACGACATTCGCCACTTGCGCCCCCACTTCTGCTGTCGAACCATTCGCTGCGCAATTTCGGGCGAGTTCTCGTCTGTGATCCGCTCTGACACCTCAATCTCGGCATCGCATGTGCATTCCCCGCCATTTAGCTTTGGGCAATCGTTGTTGTGGTAAACCGCAACCATTCGCACGCCTCGCGCCGAAGGAATATCGAGAACCTTCTTTAAGTAGCTCATACGCTCATCCAATCGGTCCCGGCATACGTCTGGGATCGCGGCTCGTCCATGAACTTTGGCCGCTCCTCTTCGGGGGGTTGATACCGCACGGCCAACCCGCGAAACGCATCGGCGCCGTGACTCGCCCAGTTATGCACGGGCGTCCCGGTAAACTCATTCAGGCGTGCGTTATGCGCCTTCCGATAGTTCCGAAGGGATTCAATAAGCCCCGCTGAATGCTTCTCGTCAAACCAGCACTTCGCCAGAAACAATCGCGTCGCATTGATGCCATCCGTCAGCGCCAGCGCCGGTAGAGGCTCCTCGAACTTCAGCCCAAGACTGGCGGCCGTTTCTTTCCGGCTCTTGCCCGTGCCTAACTCGCGAACGGCGATGTCATGCGGTGGGTAGTGCTTCCCGTAGGTGTACCCACGATCCGCCAACACCTGAATGTAATGGCCGAAGCCTTCCCCGCTCGCTTCGTAGTAATCCACAATCCGGACTTCGCCCGACCGGAACGACTGGCTGAAGACAATCGCGGTCGAGTCGTCCATCCCGAGATCCCAATCGGTGTTGACCGGCAGCACGGGGTCCACCGGCACGCGCGTAATCCGCCCCTGCGTCTTCGCCGCGGCCATCTCCTTCCGGTACCACGCCCCCTGAATCGCTGCGTCAGGACTGAGATACCATTCCTGGTCGAACTCGTCCTGCGTCATGGCACCGTTGACGACCAGTTTGCGATCGTCCTCCATCGCGCGGATGAGCGCCGTAATCGTGGCGCCTTCCTCGTTGGCGAGCGAGACATCGACGTCCTGCCAGAGCGCGAACCATTCCGGGTCCACCGTCGCCGCCGCATGGAGATCAAATAACTGGTCATGGCCCTTAATCGTCCCAGACCAGATGCAATACCCGACATGATCCGCGAGCGCCTTGGAGAGAATTTCCCCGAAGACATTCTTCGGAATCTGCGAGAACTCATCCAATGACAGGCCCGATAAGCCGGGACCGCGGAGCGAATCCGGATTATCGGCACCAATCAACTGCACCCGATTACCATTCGGATAGACCACGAGCAATTCCGACTCGTTGAACTTGTGCCCCGGAATCGGGCGGGCAATATCCTTCAGCATCTCCCACGCCACGAGCTTGGCTTGCTTGTAGCTCGGCATCACATGCCAATAGATACGCTTCTTGAGGAGCGTTTCAATCTGGTCTGCGGGTGCCTTGGGGAGTAAGTAGGTCAGGCGTTGCCGCTCCCAGTCGTCATTCGTGGCGGCCCGCTGATGATGGTTGAGTTCAAAGGTCGTCTTCCCGGCGCGTCGATGGAGGACTAACGCGAGCCAGCGCTTGAACGTCGCATGCGCCGCCCGCGCCCACTTCCGCGGGCGATAGGGAATCACAATCTCCATCGGCGGGGCGAGCGTCATTCGCCATCACCCAGCCAGCGAATCGTCAGCCCGCCGGAATGCTCAATCTTCTCGGTAAGGAGGGCGAAGTGCTTCGCCAGCATCTCGAGGTTCTTGGACTTATCCCAAACCTTGACCTTATGGACGGTATCCATGTGCCCATCGCCAGCCTCGGCATTCTTGACAATGACCTCCAAGCCGGCGATACAGGCGGCCTCTTCCGCCGTGAGCGTGTGGAGCGGCTTCAGCTTCCCGTTGGCATCGAACAGCGCGCGTACGTCTGAGAAGGCTAACCGGCCAATCTCCTGCAAGACCCGCTCAGCGGTGATGTCAGCCTTCGCGAGTTGCTGCTGTGTCTTTTCGGCCACAGCCCCCCGAATGCTAGGATTTGCCATTAACGCGGCGGCCATTTTAGGGTGATAGCCCGCACGTTCGGCTGCCGCGGTCGCGTTCAGGTCTTTGCGGTATTCCGCCACGAATCGGACTTGCTTTGGGGTCATGGAATGGTCGGATACCGTGTCAAAAATGCCACAATCGCCTCGTGGCTCACCCCTTTATTCTCTTGGAGATCAAGCGCCCACGCCGGATCCGTGTGTGCGGGATCGAGCGCGTGGGGCTGCGACGTGACCAGGCCGTCCTTGTTGGCGCGGCCAGCGTGGCGCTTGCGATTCAGGGCGTGCTGGCGGGCCTGCTGGAGCAAGTCCGCAACGGTCGGATCTCCGATCATCCCAGATCATCATCAGGGAGAAATCAGAGAGGTATACGCATAGATTATCGGCTGCATCGACAAAACCCCGCCGGCGACCATCACATTGATAAACAGTCTCATGCCGCTCTCAGTTTCTCACGACAGCCCCGACACGTCCACGGCTCAAATCGTTCTTTCGGCGCCCGGCAGACCACGCACTTATTCTGCGCTAACAACACCATCACCTCGAGAAAGCGATTCGTGAGCCACCAGGATCGGAACTGCGCGGCGTTCTGCGGCGATCGGGCGCGCGCGCAGCGATCGCAGTAGTAACCCCGTGCAGCGGCGGTGCAGCCGGCACCATGACATTCCCCGCGGGCCGTTCGCTGGGCCCGCCACCGTCTGGCTCGACTGGCACCGTCGGTCATGGCCTTACTCCCTTCCCCGGATAGGCCCGATGGTCGCGTTGCTCAGCGGGGCTAAAACTCATCGCACCTCACTCCTGGTTCGGTCGGGAGAGGGCCGCGAGGGAGGCTTCAGCCTGCAACGCCCGTTCTTTCCATGTGTAGAGATTACAGGCGCGATTCGATTCTAATTCCTCGGTGACAGCCGCTAACTGTTCCTGCAACGCCTTCATCTGCTCGGCCTGCTGCGCTCGCACGGTGGCTTCAAAGGCGTCGAGGGCGTCTTTGAGATCCCGCGACCGCTCCCATTGCCGCCCGTTGGGAACCGGATCGTGCATCGCCCACGCGGCGTCCCATACTGACTGCAACGCATCAGCGTCCTCCACCGATGCGGAGGGCTCGGTCGGCGCGACCCATGCAGCCGGGCACGTCTCGCAGAGATCACCGACACTGATCGCGGTTCCGCAGACACGACACGTCGGGGAGGGCTCGGGCGGCGCTTGCGACCACGCATGTTGCACTGACCGCGAGTGTTCACCAGCGTTTGCGACATGGACGCGCACTTGCTCGGCGTCCTCGGCGCGGCTAAAACGAACGGCCCAATTCGGATCGACGG